TGTGGAGCGACTCCTCGGGCTTGAGCCCCGCCTTGGCGCGGTGAAGGAACGCGCCGCCGTTATCGATGCGGACGGCCTTGCCGCCAGGACCGAGGATGATGTTGTCGTGCTCGAGGCCGACGGCGTCCCAGTTTTTCACGAGCACGTCGGCGGCGAAGCCCTTCATGACCTGCTTGGCTGCGGGCTTGGTGATCCCCTTCTTTGCGAGCGTGTCGCCCTCGAGCACTTCGCTCGAGTACGCCTGCCGCCCGTCGGGTGCGGTGATGAGGTCGCTCTTCACCGCGGGAAGGCCGAGATCCTTGTAGATGTTGTTCGCGAGGTGCTCGAGGACGCCCTGCGTCGGATCCTTGTAGAACTTCACGTAGCGCAGGACGTCGTCCGATCCGCGGTAGAAGCCACCCTCGTTCGAACCCTTCTGCTCGCCGACACGCTTGACCATCACGTCGACCGGCGCCCGCGGCTTCGAGACGAACGGCTGCACGTTCTCGTCGAAGAAGGGCGACGCAATCGGACCGCGCGCGGGCTTCGTGGGGATCGCCGGCGGCTCCTCGATGGGCGCCTGCGTCGGAGCCTGCACCGCCGGGGGCGCCTTGCCGAACTCACTGAAGGGGACCGTCGTGATCTTCGGAATGGGCGGATGCGCGCCCGTGCGGCCCTCGGCGATCCATCGGGACGCGACCTCGCTTGCGCTTCGGGGTTTGAGCTCCGGCGGGATGGGCCAGCTCATCCGGTGCGTGACGACGATCTCGCGGTCATTCGGACGCGCAGGCGGGTGTTGGATGGCGCCCTGCCACGTATCGAACGCTTCGGAGGGTCGGCGACACTGGCCGTGCACGGCGTAGGAGTCGGCGGCCGTTCGGTTGTCGAACGTCGCGCTGAGGAACTTCACGATGTCACCGAGCTGCTGGTCGGCTTCCTTGTTCGCCTCCCAGATCGCGCGGTTCGATCCGTTCATCGCCTCGGTGCGAACGATGCGCTCGGCCCAGTGCGCGGGCGCTTGCTGCAGAAACGGGCTATCGGCGATGAGACCGTTGCGCACGTCCTCCCACGGCGTGCGCGCAATAAGCCGCTGCTGCATCCGGTCTTCGAATTGCTGCACGACGGCGTCGCCGTATCGGTCGAGGATGCCGGGGCCGCGCTTGCTGTCGCCCTCGAGACGATGAAGGACGCTCGACTCGGCGCCGCTCTTCGCACGCTCAAACAGGATCGCGTCCCGTATGGGCAGTCGTTCGGTGATCCCGGCGAACTTCTTCTCAGCGGCGCGGAGGTACTCGAGCACGCCCTCGACGGCCGGGTCGGCGAGCGCCTTTGCATTGTCGAGCGCGAGCGCCTTCAGGCCGGCGTTCAATTGTTGGATCACGTGCTCGACCTGGATGAGCGTCACCTTGAGCTGGTGCGCGGTGAAGCTCTCCTTCCCGGGGCCGGCGTCGGCTTTGCGGATCCTCGCGTTCAGATCGGTCTGCGCCTTGGCGAGAAGCTGCGTCAGGCGCTTGCGCCCGATGCTCTGCGCAGCACCGACGAGCTCAGCGCGGTTCGCCTTGAGGACTTCAATCGGGCCGGCCATCTACGTCCGATGCCATGGAAGACCGGTCTTCCATGAATTGCTCACTCCTCGACGCCGGCCGTCCCGATGATCTGCTCCGCTTCCTCGCGTGAAATGTTGAGTGAAACCGCCAAGATCTCCACGCCGCTCGCACGCGGCAGCTCACCCTTGGCGACCTGCACCACCACCTCGACGAGGCTCGCAACCTGGGCCCCGTTAAGGGCCGTCTTCTGGATGTCCGCCGGCTCCTCGAGTGGCGGCGGCGCCGGGGTCGTCTTGCCTCCAGGAGGCACCGGCTCTGGCGTGTCCTCGATGAAGTCACCACCGCCGGCGTCGGGGATGTCGAGCCGCATGCGCTGCTGCTCGTCGGTGACGCGCTGCCACTCTTCGGTCGCGTCCTTGTTCAGGGTCGCCGCGGCCGTCTCGACCGCCGTGCGCTGGCTGACGATGCTCTTGCCGGGCGTGGACTGCGCGAGGGTCGTCAGGGTCTTCTGCTTGTCGTCGCTCGTCGGCGGGAAGTAGTCGCCCCACTCGAGCTCGATCTTGCCGTTGCCCGGATGCTGCTCGACGATCTGCTTGTTGTTCTCGCCGGTGGGCTTGCCCTCGGCGTCGAGGATGGGATCCAACACGACGCGCGGCGGGAGCTCGAGGTAGAAGTTCACACGCTCCGGCTCCTGCTCTTCAGGCGGGAGCTCGCCGTGCTCGAACTGCTCGGAACCTTCGGGCGATTGTTCGAGCTCTTCGTCCGCCGGCGCGTCGCCCTCTCTCGGGCCCATCGCGCGCGCGGCGCTCCTTTGCATCTGCTCGAGGAGCCGCACGAGCCCAGCGCCAAACGGCTCGCGCAGAAGATCGGTCGCGCCGATCATCGGTGCGTAGACGAGCTTCATCGTGAGCGAGCTCGTGCCTGCCGCGGCGGCCTTGTCGGGATCGGTGACGACACACTGAGCGGTCTCGAGGATCTGCGTGCGCTGCTGACTCACGAGCTTCTCGCCAGTTTCGACGACGTCGCCCGGGATGGTGACGTAGATGACCTTGCCGTTCGGCCCGGTGACGATCGCGTTGTCCGAACCCTTGCGGATGACTTTGATGTCCTCGGGGTTCTCGCGTGCAACGTGCAACGTCGGGTCGAGGTTTCGCGCGACGCCTTGAACGAAGACCGAGTTCGAGCAGTCGATCGTGTCGAGCTGCTCGTAAGTCTCGGCGTAGTCGGGCTGACCGTCGATGGCGCTCGGGTCCTCGTCGTCGGGTTGGTTCGTGAGCCAGACGAAGTGGCACTCCTCGTCACCGTGCGGGTAGCTCCGGTCCTCGTCGATCACCCACTCGATCGGGTTCTGCGGCGTGACCTCAACAGGTTTGAAGACGATGTCGGCAACGGGCGTCCAATCGCGACGAGCCCAAACCTCGTAGCGTTGCGGGCCGTCCTTGGTCGCTCGCGTCGCGAAGGTTCGGTATAGCTCCGTCACGTGTCGCGGCACGAGCTCGTCGGGGTCCTCCCACTCGAGCACGTGAATAAACCGTCCGACGTGCACGCGCACGACGGGGCGACCATTGCGGAAGAGCCACGAGAGACCTGCAGTCCCGCAGGCGCCGGCGATGTTGCGCGCACGCGTGAAGCGGTTGCGAACGTTGGCGGCTTTGATGACGGCTTCGCAGAACGCCTGCGTGTCGGGGTCGTCGCTCCGGATCTGCGGCCATCGATTCTGGCCGAGGAGCATCCCCGTAAACGCTTTGACGATGATCCGCGACAGTCGGTAGGGAGCGTTCGGCCGACGCATCGCGAGCGGCACGAAGCGCGGGTCACCAGACGTGGCAAGGAACCCCTGCGAACCTGGGAACGGTCGCGGCCCTGGCGCCTGCGAGAGCGCCTGCCCGTTCATGTCGAACGGCTTCTGGTCGTGCTGCCGGCAGTAGTAGAAGTTCCCGCGGTAATCGAGCTCGCGCGCTCGTTCGCCGACGTAGATCTCGTAAGCGTCGTAGGCCGCGGTCAGATGCTCAGGTGAGAGCCCCCATTCGGTTCCTGTCTGCTGCGCCGGTTGCTCTGCTTCGACGTCCTGCTCGAGGGTCGCGGCGGCCTGGCCGTTGCCACCTCCACTGCGGACACGCGTGAAGAAGTTCTCTAGCGCGCCCATGGCTGTCCAGCATTCCGGCCGCGCTCAGCGAGCGACCCTTTGAGCGGCGGTTCGTTCGCCGGTTCTGGCTCGACGGGAGGCCTCGCGATCATCGCGGACGCCTGTTCGGTGATAAGCGGGCCGTCGTCGACGGGCACGCCGATCTCGTGATCACGCGCTGCACCGTCGATCCGTTCGGCAGCTGCGCCGAGCTTGCGACTCGCCGCGCGAGCAGCGTCGGCAAGGAGGAACCGCCCGAGCTCGAAAAGCACGCGCATCGGCTAGAGGGTAGCGCTTAAGGGTAGGCGACGTCGATCCGCGACTGGGTGACGGCGGAAACCTGGACCGATACGTCACGGCCGAGGACGAACAGATTCAGAGCAATGAAGCCCTCCTCGTGCACGCTCACGCGACGTCGTCCACCGATAGCGATCCCCGATGGCTGCACTCGACCGTCGAGCGTCGCCGTTTCACCATCGACCGCTGAGAGCGATCCAGCTTGGATCCCGGGGCCTCCCGTGTCGCCAATGAGCCGCACCGAGCCACCTGAATTCGGCCCCGTCGCGACCACCCACGCGGCCCAGTAGATCCAGGGCCGACCGGGAACGACTCGGATGAGCATGGGGCAGATGCGTCCCTCACCACCGACTTCCCAGCCACCACCCCAGCCGCACCGGATGTAACCACCGAGCTGCTCGCGTGTGCGGTCGACGTCGAAGGGTAGGACCATCGCACCGCTGTCCCGAGCTCGCACGACCGACGCTGGGCCGTGCAGGATGGTGCCGTCGAGGAACTCGCCGAGCGGGTCGTGAACAACGATCGCGGTGTCGAGCATCGCCCGACTTCATGCCGCGAGAAGCGCTAGCCCTGGAAGCCCTGAGCGCCTTGAGCACCGGCTGCGCCCTGTGCGCCCTGCGCTCCTGCTGCACCGGCTGCACCTTGAGCACCGGCTGCACCTTGGGCACCCGTCGCGCCTTGCGCGCCAAACTGCACGGCCGCCGATGCGGTCATGATCCCGTTCAGCCGCTCTTCGCTCGCACCCTGCAGCCGGAGCGAGTCGCAGATGACGCCCGCGGCCTGCACGCCGGCGTTGCTAGTGGCGACGATTGAACCGCCCGCGGCCTGCACGCCGGCGACGTCGTCGACAGCTGAGTCTAGGAGCGCACCGGCCCAAACCTTGTGAGCGCCGACGTTGACGGTATTCAGGAGGCGGTAGGTAGCCATGCCCTGAAGGCTACACCGTCAGATGCCAAGTCGGCTAGATCTCGTTACCGATGCCGAGGACCGCAGCCGCAGCGGTGAGCTCCTCGTCGGTCGCGCCGTGCTCGACCAGGTGCTTGCCCATGAGCGCACTTTTGGCAATGGCCCGATCGACTGGAGACAAGGTCTCTCCCTGATGTTCGAGCCTGCGGAGGATCCCGTCGACGTCGATCGTTCGCATCGCACGCGAGAGCCGAACGAGCAGGATCGCCCACACTTTGAACTCGACGTCACCGATAGGGTCGCCCACCCGGCGCATGATGAGCTGGCGCGTAATACGCGACGGGCCGTCGAGCCGTGCACCAATGAGCCCGATGGGGGCCGAATGGATCTCGGTCACTTCCCAGCGGCGCATCCCGGCAACGAGCGCGTCACCCGCGACGAGCTGACAGTCGGGCGTGGCGGGCCGGAGCGCGACGGCCCAGGCCTTCTGAGTCTCGACGAAGAACATCTCCTCAACCTGAAACACGCGCGGCCTCTCGTTCTTCTTTCTCGATGTCTTCTTCGACCGCCCTGGCCATCGCGTCTTCCCTCGCGTCGATGGCCTTGATCAGGATCTGCTTGCGCTCGTCGCTGTCGGGCTCGCGGCGCCAGAGCCGGATGGCTTCACCGAGGGACCGCTGAGCGAGGTCGAGTTTCCGTTCGGCGGTCGTGGCGCCGTTCACCGGGGTGTTGATTGGATTGCTCTTGCGTTGACGCACTGAGGGCTCCTCGCTAGGCGGGTTCGGTGGCTGATGCGGCGACCGCGACCGACGGATCGGCCACGACGTAACTCACACGGATCACGCTGTAACCTTCACCGTTGAGGACACGCCGGAAGGGTTCGGAGAACGGAACGGCTGACGTGTAGCGGCGCTCTTCGCCGTCCTTCTGCGCGACCCAAACGTGGTCCACGCGCGTCATGGGTAGCGCAGGCTCCAGTCGTCGGACGCTCGCGCCACCTCGATCACCGGGTCGGGCGCAGCGGTGCCACCCCAAACTCGGATCCTGAGGGTCCGATCGTCGAGCTCGATGACGACACCCTCGCCATTCACGACACGCTCCGACTTGCCCGTCCCCGCTTTGAATCTGCACTTCACCAGGCTGCCCTTGCCGACCTGTTTACCGTTCGCTGGCTTCGGCTGAGCAGGAGCAAGGAGCGCCCGCGGCGGCACCTCCTGCCGAGCCGGCACGGGTCCGACGGCAGCGTCTCCAACGTACCGCCCGTTGTAGAGCGCGAGGTCGCCGACGGAAACGTGGAACCTCATCTGTGCGATCCGCATGCCGACATAGAGCCGGGTCGGGTAAACGACCGTCACCTCGAGCGTGTACTGACCATCGTAGCCGGCGTCACCGTATCCCGCGGTCTGGTGCACCGACACACCGAGCCGACCGATCGAGCTCTTGCCGTCGATCACTGGAACCAGGCGACGCGTGCAGACACGCTCGATGGTGTGCGCAAGGTAGAGCTTGCCCGGGAAGAGCACGACCGGGTCGCCCGGGTCGTAGCGCGTGATCTTCCCCTTCTGTTCGGCTCGGGCGTCGAGCACGCCCTCCTCGTCACGGGGGTTGTCGTATTCGAAGAAGTTCCCGCCGAGCGTGAGGTCGATCGATGCGGGGTTGAGATGTGCCTCGATGAAGGGATCGATCTTGATCTCGCCCTTCTCGAGCTGCCGACGAATCTCTGGACCGGTGAGAATCACAGCGCAGGTGATGCGGCCGCGAGTCGCGCGAGCAGCTGCTCGATCTGGTGAACGGTCTGGACGCGCTTGTCGGCGCCGGGCCATTGCCACGGCCTGGGCCCGAGCGACGCGAAGCCAGCATGGAGCGGCGTGAGCGCGTGCTCGCGACCGCGCCGAGCTCCACCCCAAAACTGGTTCAGGACGCAGCGGGCTTCCTCTCGGCGCGCCTCCTGGCTGCCGTCAGGGAGCGCCCAGGCTCTGCGGCACCAGCTGTGCACCGACCAGGGCCCGCGGGCGTGTAGGTTGTCGCAGCGCCACCGGGAGCGCTCGCAATGCCCCTCGAGAACGGCGTGCTCGTTGTGCGTCTCGTGCTCGGCCAAGGCCATCAGGATCGCAACCTCGCGCCGGGAAGTGGCAATCTCGGCGATGACCTCAGCCTCGCGCCGAAGGAGCTCGACGTGCACCTCCTTCGGTCCGTGCCGGTCGGCGTCGGCCGGCGGACGTAGGAGGAGCGCTTCCAGGATGACGGCTACGGTGAAGACGGGATTCATGGACGAAAGCCTAGGCCGTAGCCGATCGGTGGCCAAGGATGTCGGCCTCGCCGGGGATGAGCTTCCGAAGCTGGACCCATCCGTTGAAGTTGCCGAGGTAGTAATCCGACTCCCCAAGCGTCGCGGCGAACCTCTCACCGTTCCAGAATCGACGTGGTCGTTCGAATTGAAGAAGCTCCGACGATGTCATCGGTCGCGCCGGGTGCTCAAGCGGGCTCAAGTGCCCGGGGCCGACGAGCCGATCGAAGAGCGCCATGTCCTCGCGCCAATCGTGTCGACCGTCCTGCGTGAGGTACGAGACGCGGGCGCAACGAGCGGCGGAGATGTTCGGCAGGCTGTAGATCGGCTCGCTGCCCATGATGTCGAAGGCTTCAGACCCCGCGACGTAAGGCGTGTGCCAGTCGCCGTAGTTGACCGGACGCGGCGCGCTCTTCGTGTAGAGCTCAAGCATCATCTCGGCAGCTCGGCGGAACTCACCCTGAGCGGCGGGGTTCACCCGGAGGTGGAAGAAGTTGTCCCAATCGGTGCCGCTGAGGACCGCCGTGTGCCACGCGAACGGCTCAAGCAGTCGGTTCGCGAGCTGCTTGTGCACGCCGATCTTCGCGAGGCTCGCGGCGCGCGCGACCATCTCGTTCTTCGCCTCGTGCCACTCGTGCCGCGCGAACTGGTCGTCGGAACCGTCGAGGAGCTCGGTGTGCTGCATGCCCTTCTGGTTCTTGCCGAACTGCTCAGGCACGAACGGATCGAACGTGACCGCTTCGATCCGTTTGACGACGGGGATGGCGCGCGAGCTCGCCGAGTTTTTCGAGATCATCTTGTGCGTGTTCACCTCGGCGAGAACGATGCGCGGGAAGGTGACCTCGAAGCTCGTGAGCCGATGACCGGCGGGTGAGATTGAATCGTCGAGGATGTGCGCGGCGTAGGCCATCAGAGCCCGGCCTCCTCGTGCTTCTGCGAGATGCACGTGTTGAAGTAGGGCTCGTCGTCGGAGCCGTAACACTCGACACCGATCTCCACCTTGAACGTCGACCGCTCGCCCTCGTCGAGCTTCGGCAGCCGGCGCACGACCTCCTCGAGAAACGGTCGCAGGCGCGAGGTGACGAGGTCCTGAAGCTCCTGCACCGACTGGCCGCGGCGCTCCTCGGCAGACGGGCTCTCGGGTTCGGCCCAGGCATGCGAGGCGCGCCCGTTTTTCACCGAGACCTTGAGCACCTCGCCCGGCTTGGCGTAGACGCGCTTGCTGTCGGACGGGTTCACCACGTAGGGGCGGCCGTCCTCGGCAACGCGCATCGAGACGACGAGCTCGCCGTCCATCAGCCTGGCGCCTTCACGCGGTCGAGGTTCTCGCTCTGCCACATCTCGAAGTCGATCGCGTCCTGCAAAGCTCCCTCGACCTTCGCGGGTCGATGGCCTGCGATCTTCGCTTGCACCGCCCACGTCCGGATCACCGAAGCCGCGCAGGGGTCAGAAGCTCGAATGACGAAGAGCGGTTCGTCAGGGTCGGCCTTGTCGTAGCAGGGGACGCCTTTTTCTTTGGTAGCTGCCATGGCGTTCGCTCATGCCACCGCGCCGAGCTTGCGACCCCACCCGATGCCGGTAAATGTGAGGGGAACCAATGGCGACGAACAAGGTCCTGCTCGTGATCGACGACGACCCGGTGGTGGTGCGATCCCTCCACCGTTTCGTGCGCGATTCTTTGCCCGACGGCTGGGAAGTCTGGGAAGAGACCGACCCTTTGCAGGGTCTCGTTCGCGCGACGAGCCACCGGGTGGAGATTGTCTTCGTCGACCTCGTCATGCCCACCATGAAGGGCGAAGAGCTCGTCGCTCGTCTGCTCGTCGACCGACCGGAGATGCGCGGCTCGATCGTTGTGTGCTCAGGGATGCCCTTGAACCAGGCCGAGGAACACCACCTGTTCTTCGAGCTCGGCTGCCGCGAACTCCGGAAACCCTTCACTCTCGAGCAGCTCGACCAGCTGCTCTGGGAGCTCATCGAAGAACAGGAATAATGGAAGACCGGTCTTCCATTATTTCGACGGGTCGATCTCCCACGGCAGCTTCGGCGCGAACCGCTCGGCGCGTGCCCGCTGCTCGGCTTGGCGCTCGGGTGTGAGCCCGCTGAAGAGATTCCGACCAGGCTCCTCCTGGATGCCAAACCGCGCGGCGGCGCTCCGAATCCAGTCCCGCATCTTCTGCGAAAGTTCGCGCCCTTGTTCAAGCCACTTCGGGAACGCCTCGCGCTCTCGCACGAAGAGCCGGCCTCGGTACTCCTCCGAGCAGAGGATCTCGAGCAAACGACCGTCACCGAGCGGCTTACTCACAAGCCCCGCGTCCTCAGCATCTCGGCTTCACGCTCGCAGAGCTCGGCCATCTGCCGGCAAGCTCCGAAGTCCTTCACGCCAGGGCTCACCGCGAGCAGCACACGGAGCACGTCACCAAGGACGGTAGTGTCGATCGCGGTGACTTTCTTGGCGAGCGGTCGCCAGTAGTCGCCGTCCCAGAGTGAAGCGTCGTCGAACTCACGCAGCCGATCGGCCTCACGACGAAAGCACCACGCGGCCTTCTCGAGGTCCTGCACGATCGGACCCTTGAGACCGCGACGCCATACGTACTTCACGGCGCTCCCGATCATCGCCGACAAGTGTTCGGTGAGCCGCACCGTTTCAACGCCCGATGGGTGTGAATTGTAGTGAGCGGGACGATTCACCATGTCGAACGGCAGGCTGGCGCGGTCGGTCACGTGGGCGGCTCCTCGGGTTCGGGTGATGCGTCGGGGTCGTAGGGTGCGCTCGTCTCGACGACGCGGATCGTCCCGTAGTTCCCGCCGGCAATGACGACGGTCTCGGGCTCGTGCTCCTCGACGGTTTCTTCGTTCATCGCGCTCCTATTGCTGCCAAACCCGACAGGTCCTCGCCCACCTGCGGACGAAGGAGCCCGAGGCGCCGCGCGTACTCACGACCGATCCAAAGGCTCATCAGAGAGTCGCCAGTATGCTCCTCAGCTGAGTACTCGAGAAGATCCGAGACGAGGTCCTGAATTCCCTCGGGACACTTGCCCGGACCGGTCTCAACGCTGCCCATGTTCGGCAGGAGCCAGAGCGCCTGCTCTATCTCGATGAAGATCGACTGCACGCCGTAGCGAGGGTCGAGCTTGTTCGAACCGGTGACGGCCGTGCGGATCGGGACCGTCTTGTTCTTCAGGATGACGATGTCACGCATCCAACGCTGCGCAGCGTTGCCTTCGACGACGACGATGCTCCCGAAGCGATTGACCGCGGAGATCACCTTGTCGGCGATCTCCGGACCTGAGAAGCGGCCGACGAGGTTCTCGAGCACGACGCGCGAGCCATCGCTCAAGACTTCGAACGTGAGAACGCTCGTCCGGTTGCTCTTCTTCTTTTTCGAGAACGCCGGATCGACGCACGTGATCCGACTCGGCCCAGGCTGCAGGCTGTCGACGACGCGGTGCCGGTTCGCCGCGATGGCCGCGCGCTTGCAGCCGTCGATCGCACGCGTGCGCTCCTCGATGGTGAGAGCCGAGCGGGGCTTGCACCGAACGGCGCGCATGAAGTCGACAGGACCAAGCCGCGTGCGGAACTCCTCGAGGACTGAAAGCGGGAACTTCTCGGGCCAGAGCGGCACCTCGTCGAGTCTGTCGGTCCAGCCCGGCACGGGATCCTCGCCGGCGTAAGTCGCGTAGTCGGGGTGGTCGTGCGCCGTGAGCCGGTGCCGGACGCCGGTGGGGTTGTCGCCGTGCGCCGGGCGGATGAGGTCGGTGTCCCAATTGGTGTTCCGGATCTCGACGTCGCCGTAGCCGTCGAGCGTGAGGCTCGGCCAGAGGAACGGGTCAGCCTCGAGCTCGTATGTGATGTCGCCCGTCGAGTCAGGGCTCGTCTTCGGAACCCACGGCACGTTGCAGATCACGATCCGCGCGTCGACGGCGTCGAGCCGGTCGAGGAGCGACGACGTCACCCAAGTCTTCGTTCGAGCGAGCCCGTCCTCGCTGGCGGTGTTCTCGGCGTTCAAGAGGTCGTCAGCGAGCGCCCACGAGAGACGAGAGCCGGGGAGCTTGCCGCCGATGCCGACGGCGACGAGCGACGGATCGCGGATGCCCATCGGGCGATCGATGGTGATGGCAACCTGCGTCCACGCTTCGCCCTTTCGCTGCGTCGGCAGGAGCTCGGGGAAGACCAAGGCAACCTCGTCGCTCCCTTCGATGTAGGTGCGAACCGCGCCAACGACTTTCTTACTCTGACCCTGAACGCTCGACGCAACGACGCCGCGCTGCGTGCAGTCCTCGCCGAGCAAGAACAACGTCAGCGCCGTCATGATGTAGGTTTTGGAGAAGCCGACGGGTGCGCGGATGATGCACTTCGGGTGGGCCATGACGAATGCGAGGATCAATTCCTGGTGCGGTGCGATCTTCAGACGCGAGCGCGTCGTCTCCTCGCGCATGACGAACTCGAAGAACTTCGCGGGGTCGCTCTGCGCCTCGACCGCTCGACGAGCAGCCCAACGGATCGCGACCTCGACCTCCTCTTCGGTCGGATCGAACGCTTCGTCAGCCGCGGCCGACACGCAGCAATTCCTCGCGTCCGAGCTCGGCGAACTCCTCACGAGTTAGTCCGGCGATGACTCGCATGCTGGCGCTGCGAACACGAACGTCGACGTCGACGCCCACGTGAATCTCGAGCTGCTTGGTCCCCTCGATGTCGGCGAGGAGCGACTCCTTCGCCGTGACGGCGCGGTCGAGCCGTGTGTAGTCGAGGTCGTTGATCGAGGCGCGGTTCATCCTGCTCCGGAGCAATGCAACGTCACGCCGCAGCCGCTGCGTGGCCTGAGCGCGGAGCGTCTTGCGCGCGAACTCGGGAAGGTTGGCCGCGTCGCTGAGCTCCTTGCAGACGATCGAGTAGATCCGAAAGACGAGCTCGCGCCCGAACTTCGGATCGTTGGCTTCCCCGATATCGGCAATGTGTTCACGCGACGCACCCGTGAGCATCATCCGGTAGACGAAGATCCGCGCGGCCTCGGGAGGTGGGGGCGGCGGCGGAGGAGCGCCTCGATCGAGGCCCACCCAGGGGGCTGAGTGGTTTGACGCTGTCACAGGGGTGACGTGCGGTTGGATTGCGCGGCGCCGGCGCATGCGGGAAGAGGAATACTAGCGCAAGCTCCAGCGAAGGGATCAATCTGTCGTCTCGCGGTGCGCTTCTCCGAGGCACGTCCAGCCCGGGCGACGGTGTCCACCGCTGAAAAGCTCGAGGTACGGGCCCGGGGAGATGCGCTCGACCCGCTCGAAAAACTCCTCGGGTTTCTCGCTGTGCGCGCGGATGGGAGCGAACAGGACGCTCCGCTCGCTCGCGCTGAGGCGTAAGGGTCGGCCGCGCTTTCCGACAAGGCAGGTCTCATGCCCCATTCGGAACGTGCGACCCATGCCGAAGTCGATCGCCCTGAGCTTGTGGAGGAGCGTCGGCAGCGTCGACGGTTCCCAGGTATCGCTGCTGCCCCTGTGAAACTTGACGATCATGTTCAGGAGCTCGTCGTCTTCCTTCGTCGTCTTGCACCAGACGAGCTCGCTCACCGGTACGCCGAAACCCCAGGCGCGCATCACGTGTAGGGCTTCCTCCTGCATGGGCGCAACGCGCCAGAGGAAGAGCCGCGCGTCCTTCGCGATGAGTGGATGCGAACGTCTACCCTGCTCGGCAAGTTCTTCGAGCATCTCCGCTCCTCCGAGATAGCGCGCGATCTCGTCGACCCGCATCGTCTTGTAGTTCTTCGACGCACCGCGCTTCTTGCCGGGGAGCTTGTCGCCGTAAGGCCAGCCCGGGTCCGCCACGATCGTCCGGAACGGTTCGAGCGGCGCCGTGCCTTCGGTTGCTCGTCGTCTCATCGTCGGCGACTGATGCTACTTGCTCGGGTCCTCGCCGAAGACCTGCGCGCCGCACTCGACGCAGTCGCCGATCAGATGGTCACTCGGCGTGCCGCAGTAGATCGTCATCCGGTAACCCTGGCTCCGATGGATCACCTTGCCGTCGGGGTCGACGTGTTCACGACAAAGGATGCACCCCTTCTCGTACAGGTGCCCCGCGAACCGGATCGAAAGACCACCTGTCACCCGGTAGGCTTCGCGCGCGTTCAAGTGTCCACCCGTCTCGTCGCTCACAGGTCCAGTGCGCGGCGTGATGGGCGCCGGCGGCTTCACAAGCTCGGGGTGGACGACGGGCCACGTCGCCTTGTCCTTGTTGAAGAGCAGCGGCTGGCGCTCGACGGGCGCTGCTTGGTTGAAGCTCAGCGCGGCGCGCTCCTCGTCGCTGAGCTTGCGGCGTCTCACCGAAACACCAGACGATCGCGAAGTGTGAGTCGCGGGAGCCGGTCGATCGCAAGCTGCCGGTCGTCGTCGTACCAGGCTTGGACCTGCTCCTGTCGCATCGGTGCAAGGAGCTCGTAGGGGTTGTCGCGCGCGGCCGCGAGCTGCTGATCGGTGACAACCTTCGGGCAGATCTCGCACGTAAACTTGAATCCCCACAGGGCGCTCTCGATGAGTCGCCAATTGTGCCGATGAAGGAGCCGACCCTCACGTTCGGCGCGGAACATCGCGAGCCGACCACGCTGCCAGAGGAGCTGCATGGGTGAGAGCCCGTGACGGAGTCGCCAGCTACGCGGCACGCGCGAGGTGCTCCTGAATCTGTTCGGCCCAGTCGCCGCTCTTCACCACGCGCACGCCCTCAGGAAGACCACGGATGAACTTCCGGCCGTATCCCTTGGTCTCGATACGCTCGTCGAGCACCACGATCGCACCGCGGTCGGTCGGTGTGCGGATGAGCCGTCCGCATCCCTGTCGAAACTCAAGCACCGCACGCGGCAACGCGTGCGTCTTAAAGTAGTGCCGACGTCGTTCATCGAGCACGCTCGCGACCGGATCGTCGGGGCTGCCGAAGGGGAGCTGATCGATCACCACGCAGGACAGCGCCTCGCCCTGCACGTCGATGCCTTCCCAGAGCGAGCGCGTTCCGATGAGCACGCTCGAGACGTCGCGCCGGAACTCCTCGACGAGCTTCGTCCTCGGCATGTCGCCCTGGGCGAGCACGCGATAGGGCAGCCGCTCAGAGCGAAGGAACCGCTTGGCCTCCTCGAGCATCTTCCGACTCGTGAAAAGCCCGAGCGTGCGCCCCTGGGCGGCGTTGATGGCCTCGAGTAGCGCACCGCAGACGGCCTCCTCCCGACCCTTGGTCCTCGGTAGCGGGAGCCCAGGCGGGACGACGATGATGGCCTGGTTCGGCCAGTCGAACGGGGACGGCACCTCGACCTGCTTGGCGGCTTCGGCTCCGACCTCCTGGGCGACAAGGTCGAAGTTTTTCCCGTCGCCCATGGTCGCGCTCGTGCCGACGACGGTCGCCAAGCGAGGGCTGGCCCAGATGTGAGCTCGAAGCAGCGGCGCAACGTCGATCGGCTGACCGACGAGCGTGGTGCCCTTTCGCGTTCCCTCATCGTCGAGCGAGTAGACGACCTCGCGCTCGTCCTGAAGGGCCATTGCGGCGCGTAGGAAGCCCGCCTGCTTGTCGGCCGTGTCGGCCGCGGCGTTCAGACGCT